GTGGCCGTCACTAAGCAGTTTATTGGTTCGATGGACTATGAACTGTATACACGCGACTTTGGTATTCAAAAAGGTACGTACATTTGTACAATCGATAACTATCATCAGGATCCTGATGTGGTTGACTGTGCAACAAGTGAAAATCCTGCTGAACATAAGTCTCATAACTTGATTGAGCTCGAAAATGGTCAATATGCACTGTATCCTAACAATAGAATGCGTATCTATGACAATAGTTTGACACCTGTTGACCCCAAAATGCCCGATTTTAAGGTCTCGACACGGTATTATCAGGTTGAAAATGGGTTTGAACGCCTTGGAATGGGTCGTGAAGACGAATATTTTTGGAAAACTGCAAAAGAGCGGGATAGTAACCCCGAAAAAAGTTCTGATTTAACTGATCAGGAGTAAAAATGCACGATTTTCTGGACAATTTAGCTAATGAACAGCATCAAAAGATGCTTAGAGAGATCGCCAATGACGATTTGACGCCTAAAAAGCACGATTTTAAGGTTCAAAGGGAACTACATGAAAAAATTCGTAATGATGAAGACTATGATGACTGGGAATACGGTACTGAACCCATTCCTCTGACCGAATTTTAGGTAAATATGGGTAATAAATAAGTTATAACTTGTATTTTTGTAATTTCTAATGCCGTTACAACGGGTCAGTCAAGCATTTAAAGATATTAGTATGTCATTTCAGATTAATCCTCTGAATGATGACTTGATTGCGCTTACTAATGCGACCGCAATTGCCCGTTCAATTAGAAATATTGTATTTACATCACCTGGAGAGAAGGTTTTTGATCCAAATTTTGGATCTAACGTCTCCAAGTTACTTTTTGAAATCGTTGATGATGTATCAGCACTCGCCATACGCGATGAAATAGAAAATTCCATTCGAAATCATGAGCCAAGAGTCGAATTGATTGATGTCATCATTGAACCAAATTATGATGCCAATGAATTCAATGCGACAATTTTATACAGAATCATCGGAATTGATGTTCCACCGCAACAATTAGAATTTCTCTTGCTGCCAACTCGATAAATGCCACTTCAGAACTTTACTGGTCTTGATTTTGACCAGATTAAAACAACACTTCGAGACTATCTAAAGTCTAACTCCAATTTTACGGATTATGACTTTGAAGGATCGAACCTGTCAACGATTTTGGACGTGTTGGCATATAACACTTACATTACATCATATAATGCAAATATGGTGTCCAATGAAGTGTTTTTGGACAGCGCAACACTAAGAGAAAACGTTGTTGCCCTTGCAAGAAATATTGGATATTTACCAAGATCAAAGAAAGCAGCAGCATCTATAATCAACTTCTTTGTAGACACCTCAAATGTCTCACCAACGCCCTCTTCCTTGACCTTGAAGAAGGGTCCAGTAGCTTCTACGGGCAATCAGTTCGGTGGGCAGTCATTTGTCTTTAGTTGCAGCGAAGATAAGACAGTTCCGATTATCGATGGTATAGCGAGTTTTGATGAATTGTATGTTTATGAGGGTTCTCTTGTAAATCAGTCATTTACAAAGTCGGATAGAAACTTACAGCAGAGATTTATCCTTAATAACTCTGGAATTGACATTTCTACGCTCAAAGTAACGGTCAAAGAGAACTCGGCATCGTCAGTTTCAGTTAATTACACGCGACAAGAAGATTTATTCAGTGAAAACGAAGGAACAACGGTAACTGGATCGTCTCCAATCTACTTTATTCAAGAAATTGAGGATGAACAGTACGAATTAATCTTTGGAGATGGAATATTTGGTAAAAAACTCTCCGATGGCAATGTAGTTGAGGTTTCTTACATAGTAACGAACGGCGATGCTGCAAATGGCGTCTCTAATTTGACATTTAGTGGAAGATTGACCTATGTAAGGAATTCTATTGAGTATGTCGTTACAAGTGGCATCTCTTTGATCTCGACTTTTGGGTCTTCAAGCGGCGGAGAGCAAATTGAGAGCGTTGAGTCAATTAAAAAGTTCGCTCCTTTCCAATATTCGACTCAAAACAGGGCTTTAACGTCGAATGACTACGAAACCTTAATTCCAAACAAGATTTATTCGGAAGCAGAGTCAATTTCTGTTTTTGGAGGCGAAGATTTGGTTCCTCCGCAATATGGAAAGGTTTTTATTAGCATAAAACCAAGAAATGGTGATTTTGTACCAAATTCAATCAAAGAAAACATCAAAAGAGATCTCAAGAAATATGCAGTTGCGGGAATTGTCCCAGAAATCTTAGATCTTAAGTATCTTTACATTGAAACTGATAGTAAAGTCTATTATAACAGTAATTTAGCGCAAAATTCGGCACTTGTCTCTACTTTGGTCCAATCAACGATTACAAAGTACAAGGAATCTACTGAATTAAATAGGTATGGCGCAAGATTCAAATATAGTAAGTTTTTGAGAATTATTGATCAAAGTCACCCTTCAATTACATCAAATATTACCACTTTGAAGATGAGAAGGGACTTGGGTCTTGCAGTTGGTGCGTTTGCAGAGTATGCAATTGATTTTGGTAATCACTTTCATATTGCATCAATGAGTGGATACAATATTGCATCAAGTGCTTTCAAAGTTCTTGACATTAGTGATGATGTATACATTGCAGACATTCCAGATCCAGGTAGCAGGAAAACAGGTTCTATCATTTTATATTCACTCCCAGTTGAAGGATCTACCGCACCAATTATAAGAAGAAAGGATGTTGGCAGAATCGATTATATGAAAGGTCGTATTACGTTGAATCCCATTAACATTGTTTCTGGTAAAAACAAAAATGGTCAGCAAATCATGGAAATCAGAGCCCTCCCGCACTCCAATGACGTGATTGGATTACAGGACTTATATTTGCAACTAGATACTAGTAATGTAGAAATGATTATTGATGAAATTAGTTCTGGCTCGGATACATCAGGATCCAACTATACAAGCAGCTCTAGTTACAGAGATGTAAGCAACAATCCATATTAATCATTAACATAACACTGTAAGATAAAGAGATGGCGGAAAAGAGAGTTCAGTTTAACAAAATTGTTAAGAGTCAGTTACCTGCATACGTAAGGGACGAATTTCCCCTGATTGGGGAGTTCTTGACTGAGTATTATAGAGGTCAAGAATATCAGGGTGGACCAATTGACCTGATAGAAAATATTGATTCTTACATTAAGTTAAATGAATGTGGAAATACTGTAGGATTCACATCTCTCTCTTCAAGTATTGATAGTATTGACAGCACTATCTCTGTCGATAATACTGATGGATTTCCTCAGAACTATGGTTTGATTCGTATTAACGATGAAATCATTACATATACTGGAATCACGACCAATAGTTTTACAGGATGTATTCGTGGTTTCAGTGGAATCACTTCATTCAGAAACCCTGATGACACGGAAGATTTAGTATTTTCGACTTCCTCATCAGATTCTCACTCAGAAGATGCAAGAGTTGAAAACCTGAGTGTTTTATTTTTGAATGAGTTTCTGACAAAAGTTAAAAAACAAGTTTTACCTGGACTTCAAACCAGAGATTTGGATGCAGATCTGAATCAACCACAATTTATTCGCCATTCTAAGGATTTTTACTCTACAAGAGGAACTGATGTATCCTTCAAAATTCTTTTCAAGGCTCTTTACGGAGAAAACGTAGAGATCATCCGTCCAAGAGATTACGTAATTTCTCCATCTTTTGCAAATTATAAGAAGCAAAGAAGTATTATTGTAGAAGCAGTTTCTGGAGATCCGTTCGATTTAGTCAATAATACACTTTTTCAAGATGCATATGAGAACATTTCTAGAGCATCTTCACCTGTTGCTAGCGTAGAAAGAATTACTGTTGGTATTCTAACAGACGTATTCTATAGATTAGGCATTGATGGATCTTTTATTCAGAATACAGGTACTTCAAACTTACTATATGACCAGTTCTCTACACATGCAAAAACTCAGGTAATCGGTGAAGTTGGAATTGGACAAACTATTATTGATGTAGATTCAACTTTGGGTTTCCCCAGTGCTGGAACTTTGTCGGTAATCTACAAAAATTCCACCGTTGGTGTTGTATCTTATACTTCAAAAACAGTAAACCAGTTCTTTGGGGTTGATGGTGTAACTTCAGTGATTGGTGATGGCGCAGAAATTGATCAAAATACATTTGCATATTCTGCAGGGCTTGGAAGAACTGATGGAATTAGAGTCAAAATCAGATCTGTTCTCAATGATTTAGAAGTTCCTAACAACACTCATAATCAAAAAATTGGTTCTAGGATCAAAATTAAGTCTTTAGGCAGAATTGGAGAGGATGTAAGATCAAACAATTGGTTCTTTAATACTGCTCAGAATTATGAAGTTGAATCATTAACTCTCGTTGACGACGCTAACGGCATTTTCAGACTTGTTACTAAGGATTTTAATATTCTGAAAATTGGCGATAAACTAAACTTAACGGATACTGGTGAAGAAATTATTGAAAACTTCATCGTTAATGATGTGTTCAATGAGACAACATGTCTGATTAGAGGTTTTGGTGTTGCCAACCCAGATACTATTCTTAAAGTTACAAGAACTCTATCAAAAGTAGATTCAGATATTCACCAAAATCTCAGTGCAGTTACGACTGACATACAAAATGTTTACTCTAAATCCGGTAAAAACTTAGTAGCAGCACCTTCGATTCCTAACTTTTCTGATATTAAAATCAATCCAAAAACTCAAAAAGTTGCTTTTTCGGGAACATATCGTACCGAAGAAGATACTTTTAAAATTACTGATAGAATTGACCACAACTACTACACTGGAGACGCAGTTTATTACACTCCAGAGAAAAATGCAGATGGAGATATTGTAACAACACTTGGTTTTGATGAGGGATTATACTTTATAAGGAGAGTCGATGAAAACAACATCAAGTTGGCGAAGAGCCCTTCTAACTTATATAATAACATTTTCCAAAAAGTATCTTCATCACTTCCAATTGTTACTATAAATTCAAACACCATTGAAAAATACAACTTCAAAAACAAGAGTATCAAACCTCAAAAACTCTTAAGAGAAGTTGCAAATCCAGTCAATGATGGTGTAAAACATCCGACTACATCGGGGTATAATGGAATTTTAATTAACGGGGTTGAAGTCCTTAATTATAAATCAAAGAATTTTGTATATTATGGAAGAATCAATAGTATTGATGTAGTTTCTGGAGGGAAAAATTACGATGTTGTTAATCCTCCAGTTTTAAGAATTAAAGATGAAAATGATGCTGGAACAATTATTGGTACTGGTGCCACAGGATTTTTAGCAGTAAACGGTCAATTCGATGAAATTAGGGTTTTAGATCCTGGTTTTGATTACTTGGATGTTCCTAAAGTAAAAATTTCTGGTGGTAATCCTACTAGAAATGCAGTTGCTGAAGCAAAGTTATCCGTAGTTCCTCATGAAGTTACTTTTAATTCTACGGGTATTGGTTCTATTGGAATTGGTTCAGCGTCTTCTTCTGTTGGTAGAATCGGATTCTCCACGCATCACAAATTCAGGAATGGAGAAAGAATTATATATCGTACTTTTGGAAAGCAGGCATTATCTGGACTTTCCACAGATGCGACATATTTTGTTTCTGTAGTAGATCCACAAACGGTTAAACTTCACACAAAACTGAATGATTCAATTTCTGGTATTAATACGATTTCCATATCTGATTATGGCATAGGATATCAC